AACTGAAGATTATGATCAGTTTTATTTAGATAATGATAATGCTGTAAGTAGTAGAGAACTTATAGAACTTGCTGGATCTAATGGAATGACTGCAATTAAAAAATTGTTTGATAGATTTAGTAGAGGAGCAAGAGGAGAAGGCTCTGGTAAAAAAGTAGAAAAATTAGATAATATGGTTTCTTTGGTGAATCAAAATATATATCAAGAAGTTACACCTGGCAATGCAGATAAAATATTTGTTGAGATGTTAAAAGATGAATTACAACTTAATCCACAATTAAAAGATATTGATTTAGGTAGTAATACAACAATCACACAAATGTTAATGAAACCAGATGCAAACGGACAAACATTAGTTAATAGTCCTGAGTTTGCTACAGTAATAAGCAAACTACACAATTTATCAAAACTACCAAAACCTTTACATGGATTAATTCATGATGCTAGATATTTAAATTTAAAAACCATATTTGAACAATCACTTCCTATACTAGATATTATTAAAGAAGAAAATGAAAATTTATATTTTAGAGAAAAGAATAGAACTGCTTCTGGCATTGGTTTTTTAGAAAGTATTGGAGGATTAAATGTTGAATTAAATGAAAATGGATCATATTCAGGTATTACTGTTAAAAAATTTGAAACATTACAAGACTTATTTCAGCAACCAGATATTTTAAATATAGTAAATAATGATGTTTTTAAAATTATAGGAAAAAATAAAACAAAAGAAAATGTTACAACCAAAGATGTTAAGAGTGCTATACAAATTATGGCTGAAAAACAATTTAAAAATGATGAAGATAAATTAAGTATATATAAAGAAAATTTAACAGATATTACAAATGCAGTATATTCTGATGTTATATCTCGAAGATATATAGGAGAAGATAGTTTTGATGTTGAAGATTATATACAAAAAGATTTATCATCAAGAGTAAATAGATTTGTACCATCATCTAAAACACCTTTTGTAAAATCAAAAAAGGTAGATAGCATAGACCATAAATTAGCAACTAATAAAGAAATAACAATAACTAGCAAATATAATGGTTTAGAATCTTTAATGAGTTCATACCAAGTAAAATTAGCAAGTGAAATATTAAGTAATGGCAATGTATCTTTAGAAGAATCACAACCAAATTTATTAGATATTATTGAAGATTCAATTACTATACCTGATGTTAATAAAGATAGAACATTTTTAGCTGGTAAACTTAAAGAAGAAACTAGAATAAAAGATTTTAACACTATTATTGCAAGTGAGCATAATTTAGAATTAAACTTTAATAATGCTAATTTAAAAACAAATCAAGATATATTAACTCCTAGTATTACTATAAATGGACAAAAACAAAATGTACCAATAGTAATTGGTAAAAATGCAAGACTACAAGAAGTAGATACAAAAGAACTTGCAGATGGTTCAACTAATGTAACATATGCTGTTCAAATGCACTATTTTGATAAAAATAATATGACTGCTACTAATAAAGACTATTTAATGGATGGTACTGATATATTTAAATTTACTGTAAATCGTACTAACCAACTTAATAATGCAATAAAAAATCAAGCAGTGTTAGATGCCAAGAATTTAATTAACAATAATATTAAAATAGCAAAAAGAAATATAGAAAATAGTACAGTAGTAGATGATAAAGATAAACCAAGAATATTAGAAAACTTATCTTATAAAGAATTTAGTGAAGATAATTTATATAAAGATATTAAAAATGGATCTAACTATATAGCTTATCATAGAGATAATTTATTTTTAGCAAAACCAAATGAAAATGGAGAAATACAAACAGTAAAAGGTACAATTATATCTTTAGATTCTTATCCAGAAGAAAAAACTTTACAAGATTTTTTAAAAAATGATTTAGGACTCTTGAAAAAAACAACGCATTATTTAGTGCCAACTATACGAGTAAATGCTCAAGGTAAATTAGAAGATGTGCCACAGAGTCAAATAGTAGCTCATGCAAAATCACTTGGTCTAAATAATTTAGTATCAGGAGATTCTGTACAAGAAGTTAGACAACATCAAATTAGATTAAAAAAAGTAATTGATGCTGATAATAAAACACATCAAGATAATCAAAACATTAAGGCTCCACTACCTATGTTTACAGAAAATGCTAAAGGAGTAAAAGTAACTATAGATGTGATTAATGAAGTATTAGATTTATCTGACAAAGCATTTCCTAGCACTAAATCTGGTAGAGATGATAACTTTAGAATGATGTTAAGTACAGCAAAAGCAGAAAGTAAATTTGGTTTAGCAGATGGAACTTTTAATCCTGATAGAGTAAGCACTGGTATTTTTCAATTTGATAAACGTAGAACTATTATAGATGAAAATGGTCAGCCTAAAGATATAATTCCTATTTTTGCTGATTTACAAAAATTTAAAATAAAATCTAGCAGAAAGTTTGCAAAGAATGTAGAGAAAATGGATAAAGTAATTAATGAAAAATATCCAGATATAGATTTTAAATTTTCAGAACTTCAACATTCAGATTTAAGAGTGCCATTTAATGCCGCAGTTGTAATGAGATTATGGCTTATGACTATACCATCATCATATAAGACAATAGATCAAGCGGCAAAGTTATATAAAGATAGATACAATAGTAATGATCCTAATGCAAAAGGTAGTGAAGAAGGTTTTAAATTATTAAATAGATATTTTTATAATAAAGATGTACAGGATATAATTGATGGCTACTGATTTTCAAAATCCATACAAAATAAACCATATAAGAAGTAGACTGCCTGAGATATTTGAAGTAGATGAAAATCCTACATGGTGGCAAGATGTTGGTAGTAACTACAAACTTATGTATGCACCAGTCATATCTAGAATAAAAGAAGGACAGCTATTTGGTTTTGAAGATGATCCTAATTTTAACGTAACATCTGATATGTTTGATGGATCAGAGCCTTTTGAATTGTATGAAGATCTCATAGATTCTAAAAGTCAAAAAGAATTTGATTATAGAAAAAATATATATTCAAAGATGGAAGGTATTAGAAAAGAATTAAGTATAAATAATTCTATATCTGCTGGTTTGTTTGCTGGTGTATTTGATCCTATAAATTTGATACCAATACCAACAGCTGTAGGAATGGGTTTTGCAAAAGGAGCGGCAAGATTAGCTATGGGAGCATCAGCAGTAACAGGAGTACAAGAAGGGTTTAGAGGATACAACGATCCACTATATGAACCTATTGAAACTGTTTTTGCATTAGGAGGGTCTACATTATTTGGTGGATTGCTTGGTGGCACAATAGGTCATGTTACAAGAAACTCTGGTAAAAATTTTAGTAAAGCTACCTATTCTGATGATGGTGCAGATATATCAAAAGAAACAAAACTAATAACATATGAGCCTAATGAAAAACAACCTATACCTAAAAAGAAAGTAGAACCTGTAAATAAAGAAGATATAAAAGTATCAGGTGATGTAGATTATAAAGAAGTAAAACCTATACCTAAAAATAAAAATGATGAAATAGATGATGTAGTAGAAGAAGTAGATTTAAAAGAAAAAACTATACAAGAAGAAGTAGCTCCAGAAAAAGCATTTGGTTTAGAGTTTACTTTAAAAGGCAGTATATTTGGTAGATCAGTAACAAGATTTAAAGCAAAAAGACTTAGAGATTGGAGTGTTAATGTTGCCGCAGATTTTGGTATAGCTTTTAGAGATTCTAAATTAGGTAGAGTTATTACCAACAATACTATTGGTGGTACTGTTAATTTAAACAAAGGTATATGGTTAGGACAAACAGCAGACTATATTAAGTTTGCACAAAACAAATACCTTGAAGCAGTACAAAATATCAAAGATCCTACATACATAACTGGTATTAACATACCATTACAAAAAGAAAAAATAAGACAATTTTTTACTAGAGATGGTACTTTAAAATACAAAGATTTTATGGATGAAGTAGGACTTGCTATTATCAAAGGTAGTGATTCTGGAAAGATAGAACATGAAATACCACAAGTAAAAGAAGTAGCACAAAAGTTTTTAGAAAAAATGGATCTTGCTAAAAAGTCTGGTATAGAAGCTAACTTCTTTATGACAGGTAAAAGTTTATTAAGAAGGCATAAACAATTAGCTACAGAGATTCGAAGTGCTTTAAATATACAAAAAGGACTACTAAGAGCAAATAGAAAAAAAGCAACTGGAGAATATAAACTACGATTAAGATATAACTTGCAAAGAATATATACAGCTTTACAAAGTATAGAATCATTAGAAAGATTTCAGTTTTCTAAGATAAGAAATACAGAAAGAACACAAGGTAGATTAGATGATTTAGTGGAAGAACTAGATGCAGAAAGTGAAAATGCTTTTGCTGAGTTTGAAAAAATTATAAAAAATCCAGAATCTATATTAGATATAGAAAAAGATATTATGAAGAGATTAAAAAAATCTCATCAAAGAAATCTAAAAGTATTAAGAGAACTATCTGAAGAATTTGCTACTAGAGGTTTAACAAAAAAACAAAAAGCATATTATGATATTCTTATTGATAGAGTTACAAGTATATATAAAAATGCAACACCAAGAGAAAAAGCTATATTAGATGAGATTATAACATTTAAGATAGGTGAAACAACAGTACGTGGTAGTAAAAGTAGAGCAAACAAATTACGTCAGCTTCTTGGTAAAATAGAAAACCCACAAAGATTAGATGCAGATTCTTTGATAGCTAATATGACAAGAACATTTGAAGCATTGTATACAAAACCAGTTAAACCTACAAACGAAAAGTTTTATTTTACAAGACATTGGAATACAGGAGCAATACAGGATAATGAAGTATTATTTAGAGGTATTCTGTATAATCATTATTTAAAAAATCCTGTTGGTAGACTAGCATCAATAATTGAAGATGGTGATAAAGCTAAAATAGAATCAGAAATAAATAAAAAAGTTACACAAACCTATAACAGAATTATTGCTGATCACGATAACTTAAATGTAGAAAACATAAATGGGCAAGGTTTAAACAAGTTTGTTATGCATAGAAAACTTGATGCACCTAATAGTTTGTTTGTAGGAGTTGGTCCAGATAAAATTAATTTTATAGATGTAAATGCAGACTCAGTAATGAGAGTGTATATGCAAAGGTTCGGACCTAATGTAGAAATGGCAAGAATGTTTAATGGAGATAGATTTGGAGATAGTGAGTTATTTCAATCTATAGATGATGCTATACAAAGATATAGTAAAGAAGTAAATAAAAACTACAACAAAGAAGCAAATAGATTTGCAAATCAATATGATGATATGCGTGAATTATCTTATGCTGTTATGGGTAGAATGGGATTAGGTGCTAATACAGGCTCACGTTCTAATCAAGTAGCAAGAATATTACAGCAATATGCACAGCTTACTATGATGGGTAGTGCAACACTAGCATCTCTTGCAGATCCATTTAAAGTAATTCTATCTAGAGGACTAAGAGAAACTTTTGGCAGATATATTAATTCTTGGCTAGGTGATTTAAATGGTATTGAAAAAGCATTAAGAAAAGCTGGAGAAGAAGACTTACTTATTGTTACTGGAGAAGCTAATGATCCAATACTTAATACAGTAGCAACTAGAATGTCAGATATTGATTCATCACTTGGTATGCATGGTAATAGAAAGTTAGGTAAAATAGGAGATAAAATTGCAGATATTACAGATAGAGCATCAGCTAGTTTTTATAATGTAAATTTATTAAATCAATGGACTACAGGTCTTAAAAGATGGGTATCAAGTATGTCTGCTGATAGAATAATTAGAACTGGCATAGCTATTGTTGATGGTAAACCAACAACCAAAAACTTAAAGTTTGATGAACAAATATTACTACAGCATGGTTTAACAAGAACTGATTTAAGAAAGATAGCAAAAGTTTGGAGAGCAAATAATGGCGAAAGAGGTAAAAAAATATATTATAGCAATGTTACAAAGTGGATGGATCAAGAACCAGAGTTAGCTAGAAAGTATATTGCGGCTGTTAGAGCAGACATTATTAGCACAATCATTACACCTACAGATGCAGATAAACCACTATTATCATATGGTAAATTTAAAGGCAGTAGATTTGGTAAATTACTAGGTGATAGACAACATACATTTTTTAAACTACCTATACAATTTATGAGTTGGAGTTTTGCCGCTAACAATAAAATATTACTATCTACATTGCAAGGTAGACACAAAGGAGTTATGGCTGGGGTTGTTGCTATGTTAGCAGCTGGGGTAGCAAGTGATTATATTAGAAATAGAAGTTGGTGGGAAAATAAATCTTTAACAGAAAAAATTATAAGAGGTATTGAATATTCAGGACTAACAAGTTATTGGTTAGATATTAATAACTTTGTAGAAGTAGCTTCATATAATAACTTTGGTATACGACCTTTGTTTGGGCAAGAGAATCCTTTTGCTGGTGAAACAGGTGATGCATTGTCAGAACCATTCGGTCCTGTAGGTAGTTTAGCTTATGATAGTTATAGGTTATTTGCAGATGATGAATTGACATTAGATAGAAAAGCATCAATAATACGCAGATTGATACCATACAACAATATTTTATATTTAAAATGGTTGTTTAAAAGTATGGAAAATACTATAGTGGATCAAATAGAGGATTAAATGGCAATAGTAGTCAATGATACAACACCAAGAAACCAGTACACTGCTAGTGGTGGTCAAACACAGTTTACTTATAGCTTTGAAATATTTGAAGTAACAGATATTAAAGTATTTAAAGGATCTACATTACTTACATATGCCGCTTCTCCTAGTGATGCTACACAATATTCAGTTCAAAATGCTGGTGTAAGTGGTGGTGGTACAATAACATTAGGTGGTGGTGCTACTGCTAGTGATGTATATACATTGGTAAGAGATATACCAGTAAAAAGAACTACAGATTTTCCTACATCTGGACCATTTGTTATTGATAGTTTAAATACAGACTTAGATAAAATGGTTGCTATGATGGGTGAGAGAGAAGATGAGATAGCAAGATCAATTCAATTATCAGATGAAGATTCTTCAGCAACATTAACTTTACCTTTAAAAGCATCTAGAGCAAATAATATACTTACATTTGATAGTAGTGGTAATGTATCAGCATCTATAGCGGCAACTGATGTTGCAACTGTTGCTGGTATATCAGCTAATGTAACTACTGTAGCTGGTATATCTTCAAATATAACAACTGTAGCTGGTAAAGCTAGTTTAATTACTTCTGATTTTGTAGCAGATCTAAATACATTAGCAACCACAGATATAGTAGCAGATATAAATTTACTTGCTACTAGTGATGTAGTCGCAGACTTAAACACATTAGCTACTACAGATATAGTATCGGATTTAAACACTTTAGCTACTACAGACATAGTTAGTGATTTAAATACTTTAGCAACATCTGATATTGTAAGTGATATAAATACATTAGCTACAAGTGATATTGTTTCAGATTTAAATACATTGGCTACCTCTGATTTTGTATCAGATTTAAACACAATGGCAACATCAACAAATGTTACTAACTTAAATACAGTAGCTAGTGCTAATTCTAATATTACAGCTGTAGCTGGTGCAATAACAAATATAAATACTGTTGCTACTAATGTTGCTTCTGTTAATTCATTTGCAGAAAAATATAGAATAGCAAGTAGTGATCCTTCAAGTTCTTTAGATACAGGTGATTTGTATTATAATACAAGTGAAGATGCCTTAAAAGTTTATAATGGTTCTGCGTGGGTAACTGCTACTGCTGGTTCTGTTTTAACTTCTTTAGCATCAGATACAACTCCACAATTAGGTGGAAATTTAGATATGAATGGTCAAGATATTGTTACTACATCTAATGCTGATATAGAATTAGCACCTAATGGTACCGGTAAAACTGTTTTAAAAGGTAATACAAATCCAGGAACTATTGTATTTAATTGTGAAAGTAACACGCATGGACAAACAGTAAAATCTCAACCTCATAGTGCAAGTGTAACTAATACATTAACACTACCTCCAGGAGGTGACCAAGAAATAGTAGGTACTACAGCTACTCAAACACTTACAAATAAAAGTATAGTAGCTACACAATTAACAGGCACAATAGCAAATGCAAGACTTGATGCACAGTTACAAGATGTAGCTGGATTAGCAGTTACAAATGGTAATTTTATTGTTGGTGATGGTGCTAATTTTGTAGCTGAAAGTGGTGCTACTGCAAGAGCAAGTTTAGGTCTTACAATAGGATCTGATGTACAAGCATTTGATAGCGATACAGCTAAAACAGATGTAACACAAAGTTTTACTAAACCTCAAAGAAATGCACTTACTACAGATAATGATGGATCATTTGATATGGATGCTAATAATAATTTTAAATGTACTCCTAGTGGTAACTTTGCTTTAACTTTTACTAATCATGCAGATGGACAGTCTGGTTATATTTTACTTATTAACTCTGGTGGGCATACAGTATCACTTCATGCAAATACTAAAGCAGATGCAAACTTAGCAACAACAGTATCAAGTGCTGGTACATACCTTATATCGTATTTGTCTGATGGCACAAATGCTTATTTGACCAATTCTGCTATTTTTGCATAGATGAGTATTTTACAAAACAGTAATGCAATACCAGTTGCTAGTGCTGCTGGATTTTATGACCATCAGATAGAACAGTCACTTTTAATTCCTAGATCAACAACAGCAAAATTAAGTAGAACTTTAGGAACACCCACTAATCAATATAAGATGACTTTTAGTGCATGGATAAAAAGAGCATTTATAGGTAATACAAATCTTTGTATGGTATTGAATACTGTAGATGGTAGTTCAGGTGTCAATACAGCATTTGATTATTCTGTTGATGACAAACTAGGTATTGCAGTTTCAGGTTCGTATGATGGTGATACTTCTTCATCTACTTTAGACCCAGTTTTTAGAGATACATCTGCATTTATGCACTTGGTTATAGCGTATGATACTACTGATGGAACATCTACAAATAGAGTAAAAGTATATCAAAATGGAACTCAACTGACTGGATATACAACAACAGTATCACAAAATACGACTGTAGCTTATAATAAAAATGGACTCACGCTTAATTTAGGTGGTCATGTGAGTGCTAGTTATTCTTTAGGTGGATACATAGCAGAGGTAGTCATAATAGATGGGCAACAACTTGCACCAACTTCTTTTGCAGAGGAAAAGAATGGGGTTTGGAAGCCTGTCTCTGTAAGTGGTCTCACCTTCGGAAATAATGGAGCTTACCTTAAATTTGTATCTGGAGCCATTGGCACAGACAGTAGTGGAAACGGAAATACATTTACTACAAGTGGCTTAACTGACACGAATATCGTGTTGGATAGTCCAACATTTGGGAGTTAATTAATATGGCAAGTAGTGGAAATTTTTGTGTAATGAATCCTTTAGTTAGAACAACTAATACTATGGTCTATAGTTTTGGTAATTTAAGAACTAGTCCTAGTAGTAACTGGAGTACAACTACTTGGGCAAGAGGAAGCATGGTTATACCTTCAGATAAAAAAATATATTTTGAGGTTTTGCTTCAAAATCAAACAAGTGTTTATTCTGTGACAGGTATTGGAACTAATTTATCTGTGCCTTCTAGTAGTAATGTGGGAGGAGATGGTAGTGTAACTATATATAATACTGGTAAATTTGTAAATGGAAGTTCTACTACTGGTCTTTTTTCAACACTATCTTCTGGAACTATATTACAAATAGCAGTAGATGGTTCTACTAGAAAAGTATGGTTAGGTTATAATAATACTTGGATAGGTTCTGGTGACCCAGCAAATGGAACAAATGAAGCTGGAACAGTAAATGTAAGTAATTCTTTAGGTAATGATTTAATGCCAGTTGGTCAGAATAATTCTATAGGAGTAACTCATTACAATTTTGGTGCTGACAGTTCTTTTGGTGGGGAAAAAACAAGTGGTTCTGCAAACGCAAGCGACTCAAATTCGGTGGGTGATTTCTATTATACACCTCCTAATAACTTTCTTGCCTTATCGAGTTCTGCCTTACCCATATCAGATGACATAGACCCTGCACAAACTGATGACAATTTTCCCCAGAAGCAATTTGGTGTAGTTACTTATACTGGTAATGGTGGTGCTTCTCAAAGTATAACAGGATTAGGATTTCAACCAGACCTTGTGTGGCTCAAACAAAGAAGTGCTAGTGAAGCATTTTCAAATAATTTAATAGATAGCACAAGAGGTAGGTCAAAAACTCTTTATTCTTCACGAGCAGATGCAGAAGCAACATCAGCTTCAGATAAAGATTTTGGAACTTTTGATAGTGATGGTTTTACTGTTTTAGATGATTTTAACACAAATATGAATCAAAGTTCTATAACAAATGTTGGTTGGTGTTGGAGAGCAAATGGGGGAGTAACCTCATCAAACACACAAGGAGATATTACTAGCACAGTACAGGTGAATGATAATGCTGGGTTCAGCATCATTTCTTTTTCAGGGAGTGGTTCTGCTCAGAGTGTAGGGCATGGTTTATCAGTAGCACCTGATATGGTTATAACAAAAAATAGGTCAACGACAGATGACTGGAGAGTACATCATAAAGGATTAACAAATGGAGTTGGTACATATCATTTAAAATTAAATACAAATGCATCAGAAACAAATGATGCTTCTTGCATGTCTGGTTCGCCTTCAAACACAGTTTTAAATTTAGGTAATAATACATCAATGAATGGTAGTGGTAATAATATTATCATGTATGCTTGGAGAGAGATTGAAGGCTTTTCTAAATTTTCTAGATTTGTTGGTAATGGTAATAATGATGGACCATTTATTTATACAGGTTTTAGACCTAGACTTTGGTTTATAAAAGAAATAAGTTCATCAGATGACTGGGTTGTATATGATACTGCAAGAGATACTTTTAATAGTGGAAGTTCAAAAGTTTTAAGATGGGATTCAAGTAATTCAGAATTTGATGATTCATCAAGGGCAGTAGATGTAACTTCAAATGGACTAAAAATTAGGACTTCAAATGCTACTATGAATGGTAGTGGTGTTACTTACATTTTTGGTGCTTGGGGTGATGTGCCATTTAAATATAACAATACTTTTTAGGAGGTGAAATAATATGTGGGCTTATGTAAAGGATAACAAGATAGAGGAGATAATAGCTAGACCCAAAGATATGGTCATAGATGATATTAGACATTCTCGAAGAATATTTACTGCATGGACTTGGGATGAATTAAATGCCATAGGTATTTACACAGTAGAACCAGGAACACAAGGTGATGATAGGTTTGAAATTACAAGTCAACCTACATACACTTTTAGTAGTTCTGGTAAAAAAATTACTACTAAATATACCACAACTGATAAAGCATTAGATGATGCAGAAGCTAAAGATAAGGATGGTAAAAATATATTAGACCTTGATGGCAACAAAGTAATTAATTATGGATTAAAAACAATAGCTAAAAATCAATGTAAAATTACTGCTAATGGATTAATAGCTAGATTTAATTGGTTAGTAGAAAGAAGTATTTATGATAGTAGCAAAGCCATTCCTGATGCAGTAAAAACATATGTTGCAGCTATTAGAAAAGACTGTGATGATATTGAAACTGCAATTACTAATGCTAGTGATATGAATGCTTTCAAAGCTTTGTATACAGATGAACTAAATAGTGATGGTACAGTAAAAACTGTAAATAGAATAAATAGGTGGACAAGTGATAGCACAGTTGAAGAGTATATTAGGTAAAATAAAACAGAGACTATTTGGTAAACTTTGTGAGTGTAAGCCTAAGAAAAAAAGAGGCAGACCGAGAAAGAGTGGTTAGTTGTGCCTTTAAAAAAGATACCTTTTAAACCAGGGGTTAACAGAGAAACCACATCTTATGCTAACGAATTTGGTTGGTTTAATTCTGATTTAATACGATTTAGAAAAGGTCGTCCTGAAAAAATGGGAGGGTGGTCTCGATTAAGCAGTAATAACTATGATGGCACTGGTAGATCGTTACACGTTTGGGCGGCTTTAGATGGTTCTAAATTTATGGGTTTAGGAACCGAGGCAAAATTTTACATCGAGCAAGGTGGTGGATACAATGATATTACTCCCATTCGATCTACCGTTACTTTAGGAGCCAATCCATTTTATACTGGTAGTGCAGGAACAAGTACTTTAACTGTTACACACGCAAGTCACGGAGCCGTTGTAAATGATTATGTTACTTATAGTGGAGCGACCGCTGTGGATGGAATAACTGCCGCACAAATAAATAAAGAACATCAAATTACACAAGTCATAGATGCAAATTCTTATGTAATAACTACGACAGGAAGTGCGTCCTCTGGTTCTACCGCAGGAGGTGGTTCTTCTGTATTGGCTCAATATCAAATTAATACAGGTTTAGGAACGGTTGTTTCAGGTACAGGTTGGGGCGCAGGTTTTTGGGGTGGTACTGCCTCCACTTACTCTGCAACCACATTATCTACAGGCATTAATAACTCTGTTACCTCTATACCTTTAACTAGTGCTTCTGATTTTGAAACTGCATCTACTACATTAAGTTCTGATTTAGATGTGTATAGTACAAGTATTACAGTAGCAGACGCCTCTTCTTTTCCATCAAAAGGCACTATAAAAATAAACAGTGAGTTTATACGATACGCAACAAAAACAGGAAATACATTTGGTTCTTTAACAAGAGCTTCTGATGGCTCTACCATAGCGGCACATAGTAGCACCGATACGGTTACTTTTGTAGGATTAATATTAATAGAAGATGAGTTAATTTTATACACAGGTAAATCTACAAATACGCTTGATGCAGGAGTTGCTCGAGGAGCAAGAGGCACAACTGCTGTAGCACATAGTAGTGGCGTATCTGTAAAAGAAGCAAATGATTTTATTGGATGGGGTGAAGGATCTTTAACTTCTGCATCTACTGGTCAAAATATACGTTTATGGTCTCAAGATAACTGGGGTGAAGATTTAATATTTAATGTGTTTGACGGTACACCATATTATTGGGATAAAACACTTGGTACTTCTACACGAGGTTCTAGTTTAGCTTCTCAAGCAGGAGCATCTGATTGTCCTACAATTGTAAGAAAGATTATGGTATCTCCTTCTGATAGACATGTTATTGCTTTAGCGTCTAACCCTCGAGGAGAAACACAACAAGATTTGTTACAAGTTCGTTGGTCTGATCAAGAAAACCCATTTGACTGGACACCTACTGCTACTAACACCGCAGGTGGTCAAAGAATATCTTCTGGTTCAGAAATTATTACAGCAAGAAAAACAAGGCAAGAAATATTAATATTAACAGATGCTAACTTACACGCTATGCGTTTTGTAGGGCCACCATTTACTTTTAGTTTTACATTGCTTGCAGGCAATGTTTCTATTGTAGGGCCAAACGCTATTACAACTGTAGGAGATAGAGTGTTTTGGATGGATAGAGAAAATTTTTATGCATACACTGGTAAGTTACAAGTTATACCTTGTACTGTATTGCGTTATGTTTTTGATGATATTAACCTACAACAAAGTTTTAAATTTTTTGCTGCATCAAACAGAATGTTTGATGAGGTATTTTGGTTTTATGTATCTGGTGACTCAACAGAAATAGATCGTTATGTAAAATATAACTACACAGAAAATACTTGGGATATTGGCACTATGGTAAGAACAGCTTGGGTTGATTATGGGATACACGATAACCCTAGAGCCGCAGGTTCTTTGAACGGAACACAATATATATACACGCACGAAACAGGAAATAATGATGACGGGTCAGCTATGACAAGTTTTATAGAATCTGCGGATTTTGATTTAGGTGATGGTAATGAATTTATGTTTGTAAATAGATTAATACCAGATGTATCGTTAAATAACTCTGATGCATCTGTTCAATATATTATTAAGACTAGAAACTTTCCTGGTCAAAGTTTAACAACAAACTCTACAAATATTGTTACCTCTACTACCGATCAATCTTTTTTGCGAGCTAGAACAAGACAAGCAGTAGTTCGAGTAGAAAGTAATACCACAGATGTTGCGTGGACACTTGGAGATTTACGATTAGATATTAGAAAAGATGGGAGAAGATAATGGCTAAATTGTTAGAACAAAGTTTTGCAGATGCTCCAGATGAGTATGATGTAATAACATTTCAAAGAATATTACGAGATATAGAGACTGCTTTGACTAAAAAAGAGTTTCCTCAAGAAGTAGAAAGCCTAGATGGATCTAGGTCAGTTTCTTGGTTTATGAGTTAAATTATGGCAAATTCGTTTCAAAATGTAGCAACAGTAGTGTCAGGGACATCAGATACCACAATATATACATGCCCTACTGCTACACAATCTATTGTAAAAAATATAAATTTGTATAATAATCATAGTGGAACAGTAGATGTTATTGTAAGCATACGAGATAGCTCTGCTTCTACAACAGTCATTATAGATAAAAGTACTATGGCTGCCGCTGGAGAAACGTCCCTCACTGCTCCGTTTGTTTTAGAGGAAAGTGATACGCTCATATTAAATTGTGCAACAGGAAGTGTAATTAATGCATTTCTAAGTATTTTGGAGATTTCATAATGGAGCAGACAAGTCCTAAATATTCAGGTGAACCAAGTGTTCAATCCGTTGCTTCAGGTTTAGCATCATTAGGTAGATATGGAGATACATATATGGTACACGCTGCTGAAGGCGAAACAGTTGTGCCATCAGAAATACTTGACGCTAATCCAGAACTAAAGAACCAATTATTTGCACAAATGCGTATGATGGGTATCAAAGACCCAAATCGATATGTGGTAGGTAATAGTTTAAACTCAATCAATCCTATAACTGGTCAACCAGAGTTTTTCTTTAAAAAAGCTTTTAGAGCAGTTAGAAAAATTATTAAAAAAGCCGCCCCTGTTATTGTACCCATAGTTGGTAATATGATAGCTCCGGGCGTAGGTGGACCTCTTGCATCTGCTTTAATGACAAAGATACAAGGTGGTTCAATGTCCGATGCTTTTAGAAGTGCTGCATTAGCGTATGCAGGTCAAGCCGTGGCAGGTGGCGCAAGTAGAGCTTTTTCACAAGGCTCAACGGCAGGGTATGGTAAATCATTTTTAGAAGGTCTAAAACAAGGAGCATTGTCTCCTATTGAAGCCGCAGGTAATCTTTTTAGTAGTGGCCCACAAAATCCATTAGCTCAAGGTGTCTTTGGCCCAAGAGGAGCAAACGTGTTATTTAGAGAAAGTGCAAGAGAGTTAGGTCAAAATAAGTTTGGTAGTATTGGCTCTGCATTGTTTCCTGGTTATCAAGGAGCAGCAGCTAATTATGGAGTTCCACAAACAATACAACAAAGTCCTGGTGTTGATACAGGAGGTTCTGATTTAAGTGGTCAATATAAACAAACTTCTAATATAGATGGTAGTACTAATGTTGGAGATGTAAGAGTTGATACGGCAGCAGGAACCACAGGAGGAGATCAAATAGTAACAAAAGATCAAATATTAGATAATATTGGTTTTACTGGAGACCGTTCTTTAACTAATCCTTTACCTCCAGGTGCAGGAAAAACAGCTAGTGGTATTTTCTCAGGAACCGCAGGAGAAATAGCCAAGAAACTTGTAAAAAATCCACTTGTTTTAGCGGGTGGAGTTGGAGCTTTAGCATATGCTTTGACACCTGAGGGTAAACTACCAGAAGAAGATTTAGGTAAACTATCTGAACCACAAAGAACTGCTTATGACCAATATTTAGCATTAGCAGATAAAAACAGTGCAGAAGCACAATCGTTAAAACAAAAAGCGGGTATCTTCTCTCCTTATGCTGACAGCCCGCAAACTCTAGCTAATATTGCAGGTATATCATTAGCAGATGCACAAAGATATCTAGCTAATTTTGCAGGTGGTGGTGAAGTCATTGGACCAGGTACAGGTACCTCTGATGATATAAACGCTAAACTATCTGATGGTGAATTTGTTATGACCGCCAAGGCAGTACGAAACGCAGGTGGTGGAGATAGAAATGTAGGTGCTGCAAGAATGTATGATTTAATGAGAAGATTTGAAGGAGGTTCTGCTTATGGCTGAGATGACAACTACTTCTAGTATAGTAAGACAAGCTCCCTTTTTAGAGGATATACAGAGAAAAATACTAGACCAAGCACTGGCAAGAGGGGAAACACCAATTGATGTCCCTGAGATACAGGTAGCCGCTCAAGATCCATTAACTACACAAGCAATTGAAACTGGTGCAGGAATTGGTTCTTTTATGCCGTACTTTACCAAAGGTGCAGGTACTATTGATGAAGGATTAGCAACATTAAAATCACAAGCAACGGGTGTTCCAGGATTATTAGAAGAGGCGGCGGCAACTGCAAGAGGTGCCGATGAGTTACCAACACAGGCAAATATACAAGCCTTAATGGATCCGTATCAAAGTCTTGTTACAGAAAAGGCAACTGCTGAGTTAGCCAGACAAGCTGATATAGAACGAAATAAACTACTTGCTCAACAGGCAGGTATAGGTGCACTTGGTGGTGACAGAGGACAGTTACAGTTAGCAGAGTTGCAGAGAAACTTAACTGATTTACAAAGCAGACGTATTTTTGAAGATATGTCTAAAAACTTTCAACAAGCACAAAATGCTTTTCAAAACCAACAGGCAAGACAACAACAGGTTAGCCAATTGTTAACAGGTATAGGACAGACCACAGGTCAAGAGGCACAAAGACTTGGTCAAGGTATAGGTGCGTTTGGTGAGGCACAACAACAGTTAGCAGGTGCAGGTCAAGCATTGACACAGTCACAGACACAGTTGTTATCTGGTCTTGGTAATTTAAGACAACAACAAGCTCAGACAGAACTAGATGCGGCTAGACAGTCACAACTACAACAGATTTATGAGCCTTTCCAAAGAATTGGATTTACAAGTGATATCTTTAAACCTAATATAGGTTCTGCGGCTACCACACTAGGAACAAACGTAGCACCATCACCTAGTCCGTTATCACAGGCTATTGGTGCAGGGACAGCGGTTCTTGGTGGTATAAAAGCTTTTGGTAATCCGTTTGAATCTATATTTAAACCGAGCGCAGAATAATGAGAAAACCCGTACGATCAGCAGTAGCAAATAGAAAATACTTTCAAGGTGGTGGACTAGCTCCGATGAAACCTGCCGCACCTGAAGAAGCCGTTGGTATTATGGCATCTTCACAACCACTGGTAGATATGGTGGCACAAAGTGCAGGTAACCCACAAGGTGGTATGTCTCCTTTGAACTTTAATCAAGGTGGTTCAGTTTTTTTACGACAAGCAAATCAAGTTCCAACTGAGTCTTCTATACTTAACTTTAATCAAAGAGATTTAAAAAAAAGATTGGTTCCTACTTTAGATATACCTAAAAGAAAACCTGGTTTTTCTATAGATGTTCCTGAAACAGGTAGCAGGTTGGAAAAAATATTAAAAACAAAAATTAATTTACCCTCTTTATTGCCCGGAGCTCTTTCTGGTGTTCCTAGTCAAATACTTGGAACTAAAGTTAATCTTCCTTTACGATCTCCTTTTAAAGGGATTGCTCAATATTTTGGTTCTGATCCAGCAGATGAGGGCGGAATTGCTAGTAGATTTCCTACAGCCTCGTCTAGTCAATTAGCAACATTAGATGCTCTTGCTCAAATGAATCCTAACAATAAAGACGAGATATATTCTTTAGGTGAAAAAATTATTACGGATGATAAATCAGAAGCCACTGGAGAAGATTTAGCTAACTTAATGAAATCTGAAAAATTAATGTTAGATAAAAAAGCTGATGATGAACTTGATAGAATACAAAAAGAGGCTAATGAACAAGCTAGAAAAGAAGCAGAAGGTAAAGCTCCTGAAATAGATCCTATCACAGATAAACAAAAGAAAGATAGCGAAGAGTTAATAGAAAAAGAAAAATCTAAAACAAGTGTAGTTAAAAAATCAGAGGATGATGAAACTATTGATAATGTTGAAAATATTACAGGTAGTGAGGAAAAAAAAGACCTTACTCAAGACCCTGTCAAACAAGGCGAAGACCCTAAAACTGCTATGGATGAAACAATTCAAAACATAAACAAGAACGCAGAAGAAGGTAATCAAGAAGCAACAACAAAAAGTATTGAAGATTATGCAGAGGAATTTAAGAAAGCTATGCCTAAATTTGAGGGAATGACTGAAGAAGAAAAAGGCTTTGCTTTTATGGAGGCAGGACTCGCTATTATGGGTGGTCAAAGTCCTAGAGCCTTAGAAAATATATCTAACGGATTAAGTAATTTAGTGAAAAAATTTACTAAAAACAAAGAACAAGAAAGAACTTTTAATCAACAAATAAATATAGCTGCAGCTAAGTATGGAATAGAAAGAACCAATTCTATGTTAGAAAGAGAAATGGATTTTGAAATGAAGGAAAGAAATTTAATTCAAATATATAATCCAAAAACAGATGAAACAAGAAGCATTACTCAAGCTGCTGTAAGAGCAGGAAAAGTACCAGATGGATTTTTTATAACAGCAGATCCTTTAAAAAGCAAAATTGATAGTATTAATGCCACCGCTAATTTATTAGCCAAAGAAGCTAAATTAGCTAAAGAAACAGCTGATTTAGTAAAAGAACGAAAAGAAGCTACTGAAGCAGGTGAGTTTGACGTTTACAAGGGTCAAAAAATTAATGTTGCTTACAGAGAACAAGCTTATCAACTTTTAAATGCTCAAGAATCAAAACAATTATTAGGTCCTGTTTTAGAAAATATTTTAAGTGATGAAGGTAAAAAAATGGTTGGTCTAGAGGGAGCCTTTGCAACAGGTTTAGATCAAGTTTTAAATGCAGTTGGTTTGCAAAAAGGTGATGAAACGTTAGCTAGAAGAAAAGGTATAAGAGGAAGAGCTGAAAATATAGCTGAGTATAGAACAAGAGTAGGAATAGTTTTAAATAGAAAAATTAGCTCTCTTTTAGGAGAAGGAGGAAAAACAGTTTCCGATAATGATAGAAGATTAGCAAAAGAAATTGGAGGTTTATGGGCAACTTATTTATCTGATTCTGTTTTTGGACAAGGAGCAAATATATCTTCTTTAAGAACAAAAGTAACAGAGCTATATAAAACAATTCAAAATGATGAAAGAAGAGCAATTGCCGCAATGAAGCAAATAGAAAGTGATGTAGGAAGATTAAGAGTGCCAGGAACAGATACAACAAAAGCAGAACAGTTTGCAGATGTTAGATCAAATATTTTTGCTACTACAAGTGGTATTACTGGAAACGTTATTAACATGGATGATGTTTACGATTATGAAAAAAATGATTTTAAAGAACAGGTTAAAATTTAGTGACTAAAATACGAACCCCATCAGGAACTATACTCGATTTTGGAGATAAAGATAGAGAAACAATAAAAAATGCAATTAATTCTTTAAGAGAAAAAAGACCTCAATTATTTGAACAGGCAGAATTTGATTATAAGTCGGCAACTTTAGAAGATATTCAAGAAAGAGCTAAGCAGAGAAATGTTTTTGCAGGCACTGAAACTGCAACAAGCGACAGTAAAGAAAAAGATTTAGTCACTAATGATGGTGAGATACAAAGTCATGCTTTTCAATACTTTTATGGTAAAGCAGACAATGACAAAGGTAGAGAAATGCGATTAACTCAAGAATTTGGTGATGGCACTTTTCAAAAATTAGGTACTAACGATTATATGCTATTATTAGATAACATATCTACAGAGAAAAAAAGACAATATAATTTACCAGAGGAAGGCACAATACGTGTAAATAAAAAAGGTTTTTCCAGATACGATTTAAGTAGATTTGGTGGTGAATATCGTGGTCCGTTAATTGCTACTACTGCAGCAAGTTTAGCATTTACAGGTTTTGGAATATTGCCATCAATGGCGATTATGGGTGTAGCAGGTGCTACAGGCAAAGCATATGATGAATTAGTTTCTGAAGAGTATTTTGAAGATTTACAAGATCAACCTACAAATGAAATATATGGAGATATTGCTAAAGAGGGTATATTTATGGCTTTAGGTGAAGGTTTTTTTAGAGGTTTATTTGCAGGAGCAAGAAGACTTATTAAAGGACCGGGGCCGAAACCTAATGAAGCAAGAGTTGATGAGTTAATTGATTTAGGATCTAGTCCAAGGGAAGCAAGAAAAATTGCTACAGAAGAAGCACGCTTTGATATGAGAACAGCTATAAAAGAAGGTGCAAGACCAAATATAAACGAAGCTAGTGGAAAAGCATTTTTAGGAAGAATGCAAGCTATTTACGAAGCTATTATTCCTAATAGAGGAGCTGCAGTTGCTAATCGTAATTATGTAAAAAAAGTTTTTGATGAATTTAACGCAGGTAATTTATCAGAAACAGAACTAAAACAAACATTAAAAGCACAAGCAGATGATGTAAGTTCTATTATAGCAAATGATATGAAAGATCCTAATAAAGCCTTTAAACAAGCTCAAGGTAGATTAAATGATGTTATTAAAAAAGAATTAGATGAGTTGGATAATATTGTTACTAAAGGTGTGCCAAACGAAACACAAGCATCTTTTTTTGAAACATTATATGAAGGTGCTTCTAAACTATGGAAAACAGATTCTGATGCTTTGTTTAGAAACGCAGAAAGTTTAATTGGCACAGGTAAAAGAGGTAAAATAGATGCTTTGCCCGGACTAGTTAAATTAATTGAAGATTTACAGAAAGATGTTTTTAAAAGAGCAGACAAATCTGCAAATCTTTTTGACTCTCCAATAATGGTAGAATTAAGAAAAAAAATTGGTTTTGTAAAAGACCCAAAAAAAGCAGGAGTTTTTGTTCACGATCCATCAAAACAAAAAGCATTTACCATCAAAGAAATTAATTCTTTAAGACAAGCTTTAAGGTCTTTATCTAAAGACCCATCTGTTGCTCCAGGAATATTAGATAATGATATTGGTAGAGTTATAGAACAAATTAATAAATCAATAGAAGCAAAACAAGTACAATTAGGTTTAGATTTAGCAGAAGCAACTGCTAAAAAAGATATTATTGGTATTGAAAAAGTACAAAGAGGATTTGATGCCTTACGTCAAGCAAATGAGTATTATGCCGAAGGAGCAAAAACTTTTCTTAATAGTAATGTAAAAACTTTTCTTAGAAAAGTAAAAGAAAAAGAAGTAGTAGATCTTAATTTTGCTATGGATACGTTTAAAAGACAACCAGGGCAGTTAGACAATTTTTTACAAACTATTACACCAGATCAAACTGAGGTTCTTTCTTTGTCTAAAATTCCATCTTCTGTTTTTAATGAATTAGCTAGTTATTCTAAACGTGGAGATTTTATTAATTTTAACAAATTAGTAAAAGAAAAAAAGTTAGCTAAATTTATACCTATGTTTGATGAAAGATTAGATCAACTACCTAAAGATTTAGATTATGTAAAATATTTAGGTAAACAAGTTGGAGATCAAATGGATACTTATGCGACTCTTTCTACGAGAAAAGCAGATCCTTCTGCTTTTATTAATGGTGTAAAAGAAAAAATAGCAAACAATGAAATGAAAAACTTGTTAACCGCAGGTATTGGAAGACAAAAAGATACTTTTGATTTTAGTTCTTTTAGTGGTGAGTTTAAAAAAAATAGAGAGTTTTATAAAAAAGTATTTGATAAAGATACTTTTAATTCTTTAGAAAACATAATGAATGATTCATTTGTTGTTGGTCAAGCAACATTAAAAGATTTAAGTCCGTTAGGTAATTTAACACTAAAAAGCACACGCTCTATGGTTGAAGATATACAAAACAATTTAAATAGTATTATAGCAGACAGTTCTGATGATTTATTTAAAGCACTATCTAGTGGTAAGGTTGATAATTTAGAAACAATTACAACTGGTTTATTAAAAAATCCAGAGTCTTATCAAAAGTTAATCAATAAGTTAAGACAAACAGGAGACCAAGGTAAAAGAGCTGCAGATGCTATGGAGGGTTTCGTAAGTCCAGAGGGTGTTTATCAACCAGGAATAAAAGATTATGTAATGCAAAAAGTTTTATCAGCAGGTTTTCCTGATGGCATAAGTGCAGATTTAGTGCAATCAGGTAAATTTGCAGACCCTATACTTAAAAATATTGATACAATGAATCAAGCAGGTGCCTTAGACACTATCATAGGCAAAGAACAAATTAGGTTATTGAGAGAAGCTTTAAAAAATACTGTTAAAATGTCTGATCAATCTTTTAAAGGTCAAGCGGGATTAGCTCCTGCTGCATTTATTGCAGGCGCAGGTCTAAGAGCCATTACTGCTCCTATATCATTTTTAGGAGAGGTAAGTGCTATTTTATTTTTAGGCAAAGCTTTACGAACAGAAACAGTTTTAAAATCTTTAACCCAAACTAGATTGTCATCTAGAGAATTAAAAAGAGCAAGAGAATTAGGTGCAGGTTTAGATGATTTAAGTATAAGAAATATGCAGATAAAAGAGTTTATAAACCAAAACGCAAGAAAATATTCAACATTAAGTTTAACTGATACAGGAGGATCTGGAGCAGAAGCAATAGGCAGAGAACTTGTAACACCTGCAACAGAAGCTATACAAAGTGAATTAGAAGAAAGTGATATACAAATACCAACCAAAAACCAAATCGTTAATCAAGCAAGTAACGCACTTAAACAAGTAGAACAAGACAAATTACTAGGAATAAACTAATGCAAATAGATCCAATGTTAATGTGGAACGTTATCATAACCGTGGTTCTTGGGCCATTTGCATGGGCATTTAGTAAAATGTTTAATGAAGTAAAACGTTTACAGATCTTGTTAAATAGAACAAGAGAAGATTACGCAACAAAATCAGAACTTCACAATGAAACGAAAGAGATAAAGGAATTAGTGATTCGCATAGAGCAAAAGCTAGATCGTTTTATTGAGAAGCAAAATGGTTGAACCAATATCCACAGCGCTCGCTGGTATAGCATTAGTTAAAAAAAGTGTAGATTTTGTTAAACAACAAATACAAACTTGCAATGACATAGGCGATATTATTGGTCATATCGATAAAGCTATGACTGGTGAACAACAAGTTATTAAAGCTAGAGACAGTAAAAAAGTTGACCATTTTGCTGTAGAAAATGTGGCCCAAGAAGTGATAGATGCTAAATTAGCTCGTGAACAAATGAACGAACTACGTAACTTGGTTAATCTTCGTTTTGGTCCTGGCACTTGGGAGTTTATCTTACAAGAGCGTAAGAAACGTATTGATGCAAAAAAACAAGCAATTAGAGAAGCAAAAGCAAAAAAGTTAAAACAACAAAAAGAAATGTACGAAATGATACGAATGGGTTTTATAGTATTAGCAGTGATAAGTTTTATAGCAGTGGCTATAGGTATTACAGTAAAAATTGTTTTAGCTCACTCGCTTTTAGAGGGAGATGAAAAATCGTGTATGTTGTATGAGCCTAAATATTTTATGATATGTATGAATGAAGGCAGAGGTTATGCAGACACAGAATTATACTTAGATTATAAAAGAGAAAAAGAAAATTGGATAATAATAGAAGGAGACTGATATGAAACCAGAAAACTTAGATAAGTGGCGTATATGGCCAAGACTGCTAATAAGCTTATATGGTCTAGCTTTCTTTAGAGTTACAGAATGGTTTATGCAACTTGAAGACCCAACCAATGCACAATCTGCTTTTGTAAGTGTTTTAGTAGGAGCAGGTGCCGCTTGGTTTGGTTTGTATTGTGGGTCTGGTAAAAAAGAATAAAGTGTGTTATCTTATGGGATGTCATATTTGATGTCCAACATCCCACACTTCAAAGCGTGGGTTAGAAAAGAGTTTACACACAATCACATAAAATATCACGGTGAGTATTTGCACGCTTTGGTTATAGCGGTAACTACTATCCCTGATCGATGTTTATCTTTTCAAGTAGTATTTACAGGTATTGATGAAGAAGAAAATGTTCACGGTGGAGCAATGTGGGCACGTATGCCGATTACTAGTTTGATTGCCGATGAAGTGTTAGATGAGATGCCAGAGCGTATGGATACACACTTAGCACAACCTTGGGACTGCTCATCAAGAGGTCATTCTATTATTGTTATGGATAGAATAAGCTCTAGTCCTTGGTTTTGTAAAATAGGTGGTGAGTTTTATAAAGGCAGATATATGTTTACAGTAGACTATACAGATAGCTATATCTCAGATGATCCTGCACAACATAAGCAGAGTCACGTACTACAACTTATTGACTCAGGTAAATGGACTGGTAATATAGTAGCATTACCTAATAACAGAGTTAGGGTAACAAATCCTGCTTTGTGGACAACAGGCGAAGGGGCACCAGATTTTAGACCTAGCCAATATATTCACACCGCAGAAATACACGATAGTTACACTGATTCTGAGGTGACGTTTAATAACCTATATAATAAGGAGAAGTGAATGCCCGGAAGAAAAATGAGTAAGTATATGGCCAAAGGAGGCAAGTATATGTCTAAAATGGCTAAAGGTGGTAAGTATATGTCCAAGATGGCTAAAGGCGGTAAATATATGTCTAAGATGGCTAAGGGCGGTGTAAAGAAAACAGGTAAAACTATGACCGTTGCACAGATCAGAGCTGCTGCAAATAAAAAAGGTTATAAACTAGTGAAGAAGTCATAATGCCTCCTAAAAAAAAAACCACTACACGAAAGAAAAAAACTACCAAGAAAAAAGGAGCAAAGCCAACTAATCCTGCGTTATATGCAAGGGTTAAGGCAGAGGCAAAAAGAAAGTTTGCAGTTTATCCCTCCGCTTATGCAAATGCTTGGTTAGTTCGTACGTACAAAAAACGTGGTGGTGGATACAGGACTGCATAATGGCTAAACCTACAGGTGGTCTTACAGCGTGGTTTGGGAAAGGTCCCAAAGGCGACTGGGTAGATATAGGAGCACCTAAGAAAAAAGGCAAGTTTCAGGCTTGTGGTAGAAAGTCAGCTAAAAAAAGTAAACGCAAATATCCTAAATGCGTTCCAAGAGCTACTGCTCAACGTATGACCAAATCTCAAATAACAAGTGCTGTAAAACGAAAAAGAGCCGCAGGCAATCCTGGTAAGAAACCGACAAATGTAAAAACATTTGCTAAAAGAAAAACAAGGAGAAAAAGTGTCAAAAGAGCTTAACAAATTAATTTCTTTACATGAAGGAGTTCGTTACAAAGTTTATGATGATGCTAACGGCAAAGAGATAAAAGCAGGTGATACTTTAGTAGGTCACCCTACAATTGGTGTAGGAAGAAATATTGCCGCAGATGGTTTAGGAATTACTAAAGAAGAAGTAGATTTTTTGTTGGATAATGATATACAAAGAGTAAAAGAAGAAACAAATGATTGGAATTTTTTTAACAATCTTAGTGAAGTTAGGCAAGCTGTTATAATAGATATGCTGTTTAATATGGGTAAAACTAGATTTAATCCTAACAAGTGGCCTAAATTTTTTACTTATATAAAAAATAACGAATGGGAAAATGCCTCACAAGAAATGTTAAATAGTTCTTGGAGTAATCAAGTTAAATCAAGAGCAAATAGATTAAGTGAAATGATGAAAACAAACGAATGGCCTAATATTTAAAAGGAGTAAATTATGCATGAAAAAAAATTAAAAGGTGTAATAGCAGGTTTAGAAAAAGCATCTAAACTACATAAGAAAC